GCTTCCAACTGCTTCATACGCCACTCAACCATGTCGGGCTTGACGCTTGGGTCTACTTGTGTGGCTAGGAAGTCACCCCACTGTTTAGTGGCTGCGGCTTTCTGCTGGAACCCGACTGCTGGGTCGCCCATAGTGGCATTAAACTGGTCCTGCATCTGTTTCGGTCTGCGAGACGCGTGTATGCCCAGCGGAGACATTAGCGCAGTCATAGCAAGTGTTGGCCCGATAGCGCTAGTGGCTTCCGCCCAAGGGTCTACCCCCTGCACCCCGGCATTTTGCTCTACCTTGGCCTCGCCGTAGTTCTGCCCCATCTCGGTGCCGGTCTCAACTGCAGCGGTTTCCCCAAGGGTTTTCAGGAACGGTTTGAACACGCCACCCGCGCGAATTGCCTCATCTGCGGCTTCGGGTGTAGCAGCGCCTTTCACGAGCACACCCCCTGCACCTTTAAGGAGCCTGCCTAGGGCTACCGTACCCACCCCTTCTCCGAGGCCCTCAATTGCGCCGGCCTTCGCCCCCGCCACGTTCGCGTTGTGCTCGGCTTCCTCCTGTGACTTGCCCGCAGCTAGTTGCGCCGCCAGAACTGTTCTATATGTGTCTTGGTATTGCGCGGCGCCATACACCCCCGCACCGAGGGCACTTCCTGCCACTAAAGACGCTCCACCGGTAAATGGTGCTGCTATCGCCCCCAACACCAGCGGTGCGACTGACGGCGCTATCATGCTCACGCCTGACGCCGCATCATTTACGACCTCTCCATGCCCTGCAGTACGCGCCCCGAGGGACCGCCCATACGCACTCTGCGTGCCCTGCTCCATTGCCGAGCCTACGTCGTACAGCGTGTCACCCTCTTTACCTGTCGACTGCAGTGACCGCCCAATAATACCCGGCAGGTCTACTACCGCGCCTCGGAGCGCCCCTGCACCGATCTCACCCAGTGCGCTCCGTTTGTTCCTTATGTCAGCAGCATAGGCTGCGTCCTGTTGCGCTTTGATCTGCTCCGCGGTAAGCACCGGAGCGGCAGGAGCAGCCGGAGGAGCGTACGTAGGTAGGTCTAGCGACGGTAACGAGTTAGTTGGGGTAAACTTAAATTCCATGCCTAATTACCGAGGTTGTTGTAGTTGGTCAAACGGCTGCCCGGTAGTCGAATCAACTAGCCTTTCGCCGGGTTTGACGGACAGTAGAGTCTTGCCTCCGACTCCGTGCCGCACGTAGAACTTACTCAGCTCCTCCGGACCTTTTGCCATGGCCGCGAGATATTCAGCGTTATACTGGGCTGCCACTTGACGCTGACCCTCGGTATTCGCCGCGTTAAGTTGTAGCTGCTGCGCTGCTGTGTTCGCAGCACTATCTACCCCATATATGTGCGCGGAGTTCGTGGTGTTGGTATTCTCTACTGATGCGTCGGTAGCGTATCGGCTATCCCCTGAGTGTATATTCGCTACGTCGACGCTTCTATCTGCCCCATACTTCTGCGCGTTGGCTTGGGTATTGGCGTCCTGAGAGTGGTTATACCCTTGCATCTCGCCTGATATCATGCCCAGATACGCCTGACGTTCTCTACCGCCAATGTTAGGGTTCTGTAGGGCGAGCTGAGCATCGAGCACCATGTTCTTGTGTGCCCAGCCCGAATTGATCTCGTTCTGCGTCATGCCCTTGTAGTCACCCGATGTAGCAGGGGTGTTGTTACCAAAGCTGGTTTGCTGGGGAGTGAACGTGCCAGAGGGAGCTGCGGCTTGCGATGGATTACCCGCAGTCTTACCCTGCTGATACGCGTTCCACAGTGACCCTGACTGAACATTACCGGCATGTATCTCAGGCGATGCTGCTGGTGTAGCAGCTGTTGGGGCTGGCGTTGTTCCCCACCCGTTAGTTGGGTTTACCCCGAAGTCCTTTATCGGGGCTGGTGCGGCTGCGGGGGCAGCAGCTGCTGTGGCTGGTGGTGCCAGTGGTGTGCCGTTAAATCCGGCAACCGCACCAGCCCAACCTTGCTTCATCTGGTCCCCCGCCCCAGATGCTGTGTCTATCGCTGCTTGCACAGGCGTAGTAACTACATCGTTAAATTTATTGTACGCTCCTAGGGCATTCTTGGCCCCTACACCTACCGCCTGCCCGACTCGGGCCGCTAAGGATGGCGAGAACGGAGGTAGTGATTTTGAGATATCGTTTGCCATATTGACTACCTTATGTATGTAAATCCATTGCGTCCGAATCCCCACTTCATTGGGGTGAACATTCTGCGCTTAGCTTCCTTGGCTGCTTCTGCTACTGCAGCGTCAAATCGGGCCTTATGACCGTCGGCAGTGCCTGCACTGCCCCCGTCTGCATCGTGGTTACGCAGCGCTCTATACGCTGCCCACTCGAGCATATCCAGTTGGTAGTCTTCGGGTATTTCACAGAGCTGTGACCCGCTGTCCTCAGTGAACGGAGTTAACGGACCGCGAACGACGCGGAGATTTACGGGTAGTCCCTCCTCTGTCGCGGAAGGTACTGGGAATACGCGTAGGGTGATCGCCGCCTGTCCAGCAGTGCCGCTTACTGTTTGCTCGTCGGTTGTGAACGCCCGAGGGATACCGGGCGGAAAGGTAGTTACGTCGTTCACGTCGAACCACAGAGTGTCAGGTGCGACGGAGCCAGAAATCTGGCTGTGCCCCGCACGAGCCAAGTCTACTGGGCTAGAATTAAAGTTAGCAGATACGACGGCATACACGCTGGGGTGCAGTGTGTACATATCTGTGCCGGCGGAAAGGGATATTTGGGTAACGCTAGTCGTGCTGGCGTCACGGATGCAGAGGGATTGCCTCGCAAACCGCTGCTGCGCATCCTGCATGTATCTGGCTAGTGCAGCGTTCGACCAAAGATACGGGGCAGCGATGTCCCGTAGCATGTTGGTTCTAAGTTCATCCAGTAAGTCATCAAAGGTCATAGACAGCTCCGTTGGTTATGCTGGATGATACAACAGTTACATTACATTAGCTATAGTTCTGTATGGGAAGCGTAACCGCTGGCGGTATCCCAGCACCTGCTTTGTTGTTGGGTCCACTACAGGTGTATCCATCACTGCGGTGTCCAGTATGCTAATGACCTCTGGCGGAACATCTGCTTCCTCACCGGGACGTAGGATATAGCTACGACCGTTAGCGCCGAAGAATTGACCCGTTGGGGGGATAGAATCATTGTCCTCTAATATAATACGTACGCGTACCTTGCCTGGGTTAGCCGCGCTGACCGGGGCTGCTGCGCTGGCTTTGGCACGGCTAGGGCGGGGTTTACGGGACACCTTGTCCAGACTGCCGTTTAGTTCTTCATCTTCATTTATGTTGCTACCGAAATTATCACTCATTGTATTACTCCTCTGTGGATACTGCCTCGTCGAACGAACTGCCAAACTCATCATCCTCAGCCTCTGGTGATAGCGTGTCTAGCACCTTAGTCAAGAATGTTATTACTTCTTCTTTTGTAGTAAATGCGTAGCCTTTCCAGGGAGACTGGTACGCCACAGTAGGTTTAGCGCTGGCATTAGCCTTACTTATCTTGGGGCTGCATACCTCTACTTCGTATCCATTCTCCAACTTCTCGATACGTACTATATCGTCGCTCATGTAATTCTCCGATGTTAAATGGGGGCCGAAGCCCCCACGGTTACTTACGCGCCGGTTGCTTCCCAGTGGAACTCTTTGCTTGCTAACATAGTTGTAGCGTTAACAGAGAAACCTTTAGATACCGGAGTAACACCGTTAACTAGTTCCAATGTACGGGTGCCCGCTGCCACAGTGTGCAGTGACGACGCGTTTGCCATACCTGCATACCACTCATCGGAGATGCGGTCAGTTACGTTGTGAAAGATTACCACCGCAGGGTCAAAACCGAGGGTGATAGTAAGTGCAGCTGCAGCACCTGCGTCAGTTACGATCATACCAGATGCACGGTTTACGATACCGCCAGACTGGTTCATTGTGTTTGTGGTTACGGCCATGTTACTCTCCTAGTGTTGGGTTAGATACTTGTCGGCGTTAGCTGGGGGCCGAAGCCCCCAATGCTACACTAATTACGCGGTTGCGGCGACTTCTGCGCGGACCATAAACGCATCCTGCAGAATTACCGCTGACTGCCATGCCTTCCAGCCGACAGTACCGCGTTGCGCCAGTGGGTCGCCCGCAGCTGGCTTAGGGCTAACAACCATAGGGGTAAGTGAATCTTTACCCTTCAGTGGAACGATGCCGTATGCGTCGCGAGCCAAGTACAGAATCGGATACACGTCAGCGTTAGTACCTGATGTAGAGCGCATCGCACCTTTGGCGCCACCCGCGTCAGTCCACGGCGCGAACACCGTAGATGTCAAGTAGCGTACACGTTCAACAGAACCGATCTCATTCTCGAACGGGGTGACAGTACCGTACTGTTTGGTACTGATGAATCCAGACATATTACGGATGTCCGTTTCCAAGTCTGGGTGAACCAGTGCGATAAACGCTGCTTCGATAGGCTCTGTACGGAAGTTCGGTGTAGACGCAACCGCAGTTGTGTGCGGCTTGGCGTTCTGGCGGCTCAACGCTGTGGTGATCTGACGCTGAAGCGTCAGTGAGATTGGGGTGTTAACAGCAGAGCGAGCACCGCCGTTAGACCAATACACGTTTGTGCCAGCCTTCAAGATATTGAACCGGATGGTCTCAATAGTCTGTGCAGCTTGCTCAGCGATGATCATTGTAGCTTCACGTAACACTGGGTCTTCGTGTGTATCTTGAACTACGTCAGTGATAGTTACGTAGTC